CACCATCGCTCTAGGGCGCTCTTCGCTATATACATATGGTTAGTGTCAGGCTCTATACGTACCACTAGCTCTCCCATTGCCTCTCTGACAGGGCGCTCATTTAATAACACGCTACCCACCTCTATAGAGGTGCTATTAACCACAAGAACATTTCTATTATGCTCGTTTAAAAACCTACCTAGTATCGATACCGAGTCCTCAGAGCTACACTCTTTTACTGTAGCTTGTACAGAACCTAACGTAGTAACAGCCCATTGTTTAATGCTATCTACATCTATGTCATGCAAACCTAATCTTTTAGCGATAATAGCACCTGTGAAAGCCGCCGCACAACATGCAGAATAGAATCTTTGTTTACCAGTAAATCCAGCGCACTTATCAAATTCTTTTTGGGTCTCTTTTAACAGCTCTAAAACTTCAGGTAGGTTATCTACAACGTAAGTCATAAAAACTTCTCCAGCCATACCATAGTTTTCAGGCAGTAATTGATCATACCAATAGTCAGATTCTTCCTTTGCTAAAGAGTCGTCACTTTCAATTTCGAGCTCTATGATCCGATACAGCTCACCTTCTACTGATGCTCTATGTTGTTTTAAAGTGTCGTATAAACTGTTATTGCCTGATGTTACGGCTATGGTGTTCCACTGAGTTACGTTTTTACGCAGTGTATTTGTATGTGAGGACATACGGTTCTTGCCTGAGTTTTGAGATATAGAGAAGACAAAATCACTCAATGCCTCACCATCCATATTAGTAATCTCATCTATTAACAAAGGCAAATGACGTAGCACCCCAAATCTATGGTACTTGGCGTTCATGGTATCTTTGTTATTCATCATAGTCTTAACGGGGTCACCCCATATACTACCTGCCATTTTCTGAGCAGTAGTTTTACCCACACCTGATGCTGCATTGGTGAGATGCACCGTTACGCTACCTAGATTTAAAAAGTTATATAAAGGAGCACCAAACCCTACAAACAATACAAAAGCTCGTGCTTCGTTACCCTTCTTAGCGTATAAATTAGCGATAGTTCTCCATGTATCTAAAGACCCCTCACGTTGATATAAAGGAGTTACTTCGTCAGTTGATGCTGATGTAGGACTAAATAAAATACCCTTATCTAGCGCCACTTCACGGCTACCCATAACGAAACTTGTATTATTATCGTGCCAACCAAAGCTGGCTCTTGCTTGTTCTGGTTTGTCTTTCAATTCCGCCACCCAATCTTCAAAATACTTTTGTAATAACCCTAATGTTCTGGGGGTAATAGCCTTATACACTCCATGGAATGTGAGCAGTTCCTGGCACTTATCTCTCTTACCTATAGCCGTCAGGGGGGCTATAAACTCCGTAACCTTTTTAGGTTCATTAGGACCCTGCGGCTCTATATGTACTATCTGTATGGAGGAACCTCCATGATGTGGGTCGTCTAAACGCTTCTTAACCCATAGGTCATTTTCATAAATAACATCTTCTATTTGCTCCGGTGTTTCATCACCGTCCTGCACTTCCATACTAAGCCTAACAATGCCTCCAGAAGCTCGTCTAGCCCACCCAAAAGGATATTTATGTGGTGCTTCCATGGTTACATTTTGTTGTAGACTCTCATGTGCTAAGTCTTCAATGCTGTTGTCAGTAGGCGATGCTAATTCTACGTATTTACCTAATTGTATAGGGCTTGTTATTTTTCCTTTATGTATGCACCCTCTACATATATCAGGGTTATCCTTTTGAAACTCTAAGCAGGTACGAGGACCTTTAAATCGTGAAGACTTTTCCTCTGTCTCACTAACGGTATAATTTGGATGTCCTTCAGATATAGTATGGATTGCCTCAGCTCCATCTGTACATGCTTTAGCTATAGATAATATAGCCCACCAAAGAGGTTCTTCTAATGTAGTGCGATGCTCATCCGCATACAGCACTTGTGCGCACCCTGCACATCGTTCAAATACTTTATTCTTAAAAACAATAGATTCATTACCTTCGCCATCCGTAGAAACTACTTTTACTTTTTCTTGGTTGGAAATGAACTTACGGCTCTTACGAAGAATAATCTCAAACTTACTAGGTGAATGCTCCCCACCCATAAGGCTCTTTGTTAAATCATCTGTCTGACCTAAGTTTAAAGTGTTATGTGTAATAGCTGGAGGTACAATCTGTGAAAACTCAGCAAAGGATATGGGTTCTGCTGATGCTCTTATATATACTCTTTTTCTCTTATTAGGGTCTTTTGTATTAACGGTATCAGGCACTCGTAAAATACGTGCTCCATCCCCTGTCACACTACTATCAACTTGAAACCCAAACTCATGGGTAAGTTCTTTTAATCTAATACCTACAGGCTTCCATAAGTTATAAGGTACGTCTTCTCCCAACATCCAATAAGCATGAATACCATTACCAGAATCTGCCATTATAGGAATAGGTAGCCCAGTGTATTCACAAAACGCGTACAGAGCAGTTACGCCTTCTTGTTTAGTTTTGTAAAACTTAGTTGGTCCGCAATCAATATCCACAAAATATGAACGATGATATGCAATATTAGATACTGTGGCTTGCTTGGTGTTATCTACAAATGTAGGCGTAGCAAAATAGGCTTCTCTACCATCTGCTACTAGTTGTTCTATATATTCGTCTGCCTCATCAAAATCTATAAAAAATTTAGAGACAGGTTTACCACGAGTCTGATCATAATACAGACCTCTTATATTAATGTAGCCCGATGGGCTAAACATCATGTCAAAAAATTCTCTCCGTGTCATAGCTCTATGCCCGTATAAATTAGTGCTAAAAAAGGGGGTGATAACACCCCCTATCTGGGATAAAACTTAGTCCTCGTCATCTCCCCATTGACTTAGAACATCAGCAAGATCCTTAGCAGGAGCAGGGGCGGCTTTCTTTTCCCTTACCACAGGCTCAACTTCTGGAGCAACTTGCACTTTAGTTTCACGGAATACAGGCGCCGCAGGTGCAGGGATATAACCAGCCGTTGGAGTTTTGTTACTATCAGCTACTACAGGATTATAGATCACCGCATCTAATGCTTGTTGGTCTCTACCTAAGACACCCGCTGCTTCAATCTCTTCTATAGTTAACGCCCTAGCCGCTCTAAATGTTAACTTAGGTGCAGTAGAACTAGCATCAAAACGAACCTCTGTAAGTACACTTGAGATAGTTAACCCATGACCCCCAATGAATTTAGCATATGCACCTAAAGGCATTTTACCGTTTTCAGCTTTACCAAAAATAGATTGCGCAGGGATAACCATACGGTAAATATCACTGTTCTCATGAGGTGACCCAACAACAACAGCCAATCTACGATTGAATCTACAAGCTCTTGAAGTGCCTTGACCCGAACCATTTATATTCATTGGGCATACAGCACATGCACTCGCTTGTGGGCTTTCAGAAGAAGGATCTGGCTTAGTACCATCGTTAGACCAACATACAGGGGCGGACTTCTCACCTTCTTTATAAGCACCTTCGTAATAAGTACGGCTAATATGTGGTGCTGCATTAACAATAACAACATCAAGCGCACGGTCTTCACTAACCATAACTTCTTGACCATCCACAACCATACGGAAGCTTCCACCTCTGATAGAGATAGTCTTGTTACTACCACTGCTACCCATAAGGCTCTTGGTTAAACTATCTAAAGCGCCAGTACGTAAGTGTGCTGGGATTGTCGCTCCTGCTTCTCTAAATAATGCTATATCGTTTGCCATGTTATACGCTCCTAATTGTGTTTGATTTTACTATCAAGTCAGCAAGTTCTGCCTTGTTATATATGTTTGTGCCCGACAGGCCTTTACGGTAGGCTTTTATTAACCCTTTATTTCTAAAGGACGCCAGAGTCTGGCGACTTATCTTTAGCAGAGCCAATACTTCCGCAGTGGACAACCACTGGTCATCTGTGAGCTGGTCATCATAGCCCTCATCTAAATTCTCGTCAAATTTCATTTCAATTACTCCTTATTTTGCTTTGCGAACAGACACTGTATATGTACTGCTACTGTTAAGCCCGATGGGCAGTTGATCTGGATTTTCTTCCAGGAATCTTTTCATATTACCTTGGCTAATACGTTGCTCCATAAGATGCATGGCGTCATGCTCTTTTATAAAGGCATACATACTTCCCCAATCATTAGTAGTGAACCTTGTAGAAACACTACGAGATACTGTGCCATAAGTAGTTTTAATATTAGTAGCACCGACCTCTTTCATAATTTCTAGCATTTGGTTAGAAACCATCGCTTGCTGCTCTTTCAGCACATTATCCTGCTCTTCATAGGCGCGTAAAATTGCACTGCGTTTATCTCTAATTTTTATGTAGACTGATACTAATTTATCAGCAGTTACTTGTGTTTCCATTTTTATCTCCTTTGGTTCTCTTACGAAATTCGTAAGGCTGTGTATAGGTTACCATACTTTGTTATATAAGTCCAAATATATTTTTATACATATTTAGTAAAGTGTTTTGAGCTTCTGTTTTACTTGTCAAGCTTGCATATAAAGACCGTTCTACAGAGCTACCTACTAAGTGTACGACAGTACATGGGTTCTTTTGCCCTTGTCTATGTACCCTAGCATTAGCTTGAAGGTAAGTCTCTGTACTAGTTATCGGACCCCACCATATAATGGTGTTAGCCGCATGTAGTGTTACTCCATGAGCCGCGGCTTTGGGTTGTATGATAAGCACTTGTGGGTCTTTCTCTAATTGGAACTGGTTAAATATTTTAGTACGATTGTTTGCACTTACACCTCCATGAATAACATCGGACGTTATACCCAATGAATCTAAGTGCCGTTTAATTGTGACTATGCCATGTTTAAAATTTGCAAAGATGAGAACCTTATGACTGCTTTGCTCAATTATCTCCGTCATTTCTTTTAATCGCACCGAACAATCAAACTCTACCACTTCTCCTGTATCGGAATAGGCTGCACCGGATGATATCTGAAGAAGTTTATTCATTTTAACTGCCGCATTAACTGCACTCACCTCTTCTCCTGCGGCTTCAAACAACAACTCTTTCTTTAATAGGTCATAATACTTTCTCTGTTGTGGGGTTATCGGGGTGTCTCTTTCTGTATAGGTTAACTCTGGTAAGTCTAAACATTCTTCTTTGGTATACCGAATTGCTGGTTGGAGTACCTTGTACACTATATCCTGTGCTTCAGGACGAGGGATATATTTAAACTGAGTTATCTTTAACATTACCTTGTCTTTAAACGCCCCGATATATCTAGGCACCGAGTCTGGTCTTAATATCTTAGCTAACCCATAGGCGTCCATAGGAGACTGAGCTGCAGGTGTTCCTGTCAGTAACCACAGCCATGTGTGTTGGTTGATCAAGCTATTCAAAGTCTTCCATCTTTTAGTAGTTGGTGTCTTTAGCGCCGATGCTTCGTCACATACAATCAGGTCAAACCCCCCTTTAGCTATTTCATTAGCTACTATCTCTATCCCATCATAATTAATAATTACAAACTCAGCGTCAGACTTAATGACTTTAATGCGTTTATCTCTGGAGCCATGGGCAATATCTACCATACGGTGCATTGCCGTTTTAAATAAGTCTGCTCTCCATGCTGGGTCCATAATAGATAGAGGGCATATAACTAATACTCGTTTAATAATTTTCTTAGTCATTAGATAGTCAGCTGCCCATATAACACTCATGGTTTTGCCTGTACCCATGTCGTTTAAACAAAAGGCTCGTTGATTAAGAGTCAAGAAAGACGCAGTGTCCTTTTGATGTTCAAAAGGTTTATACATTCCAGGCCAGTTGTACTGCCCCACTATAGGGGACGGCACATTCTTAAAACCTAAGTTCTGTAATATCTTGGCGTTAGCCAATGTCCATTTAACAGCTACTTCGTAGCCCACACCTGATGGGGTTTGTGTTTGACTTACTACATGAGACTGAGGGATAACCTGAGTCACCTTGTCAGGGTCTCGTGTTTTTAGCACGAGCGCTTTATTATCTATAATTTCCATTGTTTTCCTTTTTATTAACAATCCCTTACGGGGATGAAGCGTTTTAATTATCTCTAAATGAAGTCGTACTCTTCTTCATCCTCGTCTTTTAGTAACTCTACTAATGGGGGTTTAACTAGCTCATTGCTTAGCAACCACTTACGCACTCTACTGTTACATTGTTTTCTTTCTTTCTTTGCCACACGCCATGTGAAATCACACAAGGCTTCTATATTACGTTCAATAAGCTCTTCATTGAGACCTGCGTCTCTAGCTAATTGTCTAACTGATCTCGTTTTAATAATCATTTCTTTTTATTTTTTCCGTACATTTCTGGATACGTCTTACGCCATCCTTCATTTTTTGCTGTACTCACCACACGAGTGTTACTATCTTTAGCACTGCCGCCTTTATTTAAAGGTCTTATATGATCAACTTGGGTTTCATCACCCACCTTAGCTTTACCTGCGGCGATCGCATGACGTCTAGCTTTATTACGTGCCACTCTAGCGGCTACTTCCGCAGGGGCTTTTTGACGTTCAGCTTGATAAGCTAGTTTTACTTTACTTGTTTTAGGCATTATTTATTCTTCCCATTATGAGGACAACTTAATGTCCCACAAAAGTTTCTACATAGGCCATTGGGCTTAGCATTAAATACCCCTGAAGTGTATGCCATTTCTCGTTGGGTCAACAACTCATCATATTTGCTAAAGATCTCAAGCCCCCATTCTTTAACAAAGTCTTCTTTTATAAATTCTTTAGATACTACAAACAGCAAGGACGTTTTAATCTTTTTAATTTCTGGATGTTTAAGAAACATTGCAGCTGCCATTAAAGCTAACTGTTTTATATCCGCATACTTAGCACTTTTACCAGACTTATAATCTACAATCCAAGCTTTATCCCCATCGAGTATGACCAAATCAGCCACACCGCGGAACCAAACGTCATCATCGAAAAAATCACAAGCAACCAATCTTCCCTCATGTTTCTTTACCCCCAACTTTATTTCACATAACTTTTCCCCCGGTATGGCATTGAGTTTGTCTAGGTAAGGCTTTATAAACTTAAACCTTGGATCGATCTCTTTACCATCTCGGATGTATTCTTCAGCAGCAAGGTGCAACTGCGTCCCATACAGGGTTGCTTCAGTCTCTTGATAACCCACTTCTTTAGTTATTCTTTCCGACTCATACTTCTTAGGGCATGTGTCGTATAATTTTATTGAACTAAAACTCCATGCGGGTATTTTCATTTATTATCCTGCTTCTTTAAGGGTTACCCCAAATGCCCCCTCTGCGCCTAATGGTATTCCTGGCATCCAACTAGGTTCCTTGCATAACTCCCCAATTATAAAATCAAAAGCCTCTTGGGCTTCCTCTTTAGGAACTACACAATAACAACTATCATGGATAGTGAGGGCGATCTTATAACGTCTGGTGATTCTCACCATGGCTTCGCCCATTATACACCTTGCTAGGCTCTGTATGCAATTTTGCACGACTTTACCACCATATATCTTACGTCTTGAACCTCTATGGCTGGAGTATGTCCACTCGTCTTGTTCTATTAAGTCAGGATATTTTAAGTAAAGCCCAGATGGTAATAGTATTCCTTGTTTACCCATTACTTTTAAGTTAATAGCACCGAAATTGGAAGTGACGTTATCACGCATGTCTCTTAGTACCTGAGTGCCTTCATTCCACGTAGCCTTAACCTTATCAAACTCGCTCCTGTATAAGTTTACAATGCGTTCTGCTTCGTCTTTGCCTATGTCGTTACCGGACATCGCTCTGATAGACTCCCTTAACTTAGCAGCGCCTGTACCGAACCCAAGTCCTAAAATGCAGTTATGTACTATCAGGGGGCCGTTATCAGTCAGTATGGTGAACCTGTTCCTTGAGCCGCAGTTCAAGATGTCGTATACGGTCTTCAAGGTCTGCGATTTGTCGTTTGTTTTTGAGGTTACTACTACGGGACACAAATCTAATGTTGTTTGGTTCGTATCCTTTGTTATTATCCACCCTATCCATCTCAAACTCTGGGATATTCCACCCGTCCAATGTCTGAACATATCTAAGAAAAACTGCTTTATCTTCTCTCCACTTTTGAAACACATATATGCCTCTTTCCCCATAGTGTTTGTAGTTGGCATTACTCTTATTGTGGCATCGGGAGATGGCTGCAGACAATCTATTGAGTAGTCTTGTTCTATGGGTATCATCAGGAAGGGCCGCAGAATATAACCAATACCTTTTTTTGTTAGCTGCTTTTTTAGCACATAAACTACATCTAGTACTTTTAAAGTTTTTAAAGTTATGGTTGTCCACAGTGTATTCTTCTTGGCTGCAGTCGCATTTAACAATGAGCGCCTTAAAGCCTCGAAGTCCTTTGAGATAGCCTGTAACGGTAAGTTTCCCGCTCCTATAACCAATGCTTGGAGGAGGATATTTAAGTCGTTTTTTAGATATTGTGCTTCCTTCCAATGTGTTCCTAACCACACTAGATGGTCTGGTGTTAATGATGTCCCGTAAAGCTCCAATGTTTTCTTGTAACCGTTGTTCACTAATCCTTGGTGGCATACCCATTCCTCCCCATCCCATAATTTATCATTTGTGGTAACTTCTTCTATTAGTTTCCACCCCGATTCACATAGTACAGGAGTTCCCTCGGCAATACAAGTCTTCCCAACAAAGCGTTGCTCCTTAGTAACTTCGTCATAACCTACCTTAAATGCAGTGGCAGCGAAGTCTTTGTACAAATCTAGACCGTCAGCGATAATTTGTAATTTATCCATCTGCCCTGAAAAGTATAAACTAACTCTTAACTCAATGTTACTAAGGTCAGCCCCTACTATTACATAACCTTCTGGTGCTTGTATCGCATGTTTAATAGGTGATGATCTTGGTAGGTTCTGCATATTAACACCATCACACCCACTCCATCTACCTGTTACGTCAGCACCGTAGTACTTTAACGGTATAGGCATCGCCCCACCTGCATTGGCTATCTCTATAAAGCGTTCTGTTCTACTCTCTTCCAATGTAGACTTAGTACCTAACCTCGCTGCCACAATAGCTTGAACGTCAAAATCGGGAAAGTCTAATAACTCTTTCATCTCTTCATCTGTCTTAGCGAAAGCGTAAGTTTCCTTACCAGTAGCAGGGCTTAGCTTTAGTGGAGGGGTAACACCATAGGATCTTAATATATCTGCAAACTTATTGTTGCTCATAAGGTCTTCTTTAGCTATACCGCTTGCACTTAACAGCTCTTCCTTACGTTTCTTAGTATGGTATAAATGGTCTTCAAGTGTAGGTATGTCTAGGATAAACTGTGGCTCACTGTGCATACGAATCGTCATATCAATAAGCTTCATCTCGGTCTTACTAAAATGCGGTGCTAAATGTAAAAACAATCCATGAGTAAGATCAACGTCGTTAATACAATACTCACCATATTTAGCTAACTCTTCCTCAGTAAAGTCTACCCTACGTTTACCTAGCGCATTAATAACCTCTGTGCCTTTCTCACCTAGTCTATAATGAATAGCTAACTTAGCTAGTGATCCTCCTACTTCTGTACCATGTACAGCACGTGCCATAGACAATGTATCTATCCACAACTTAGGCTTTATACCGAACCGCCATGTCAATATAGTCGCATCGAACATGGCATTATGTGCGTAGACCCAAGCATTTGCCCAGTCAAACTTATTTAACCAGACCTGTGTCTCTTCCATCGTACCGCTAAACCATTCAGTTGGTTCGTCATTAACTCTTACTGCAACTCCGATAACCTCGAAGTGAGGGTGATCTACATATGCTTGTGTACTTATTTTTGAAAGGGAGTAATCCTTGCTGTAAAAACTTTCTATGTCAACCCCGATAATAACCATTCTTTTAAGTGTCCTATGTTAGTTTCATTTATCACAAAGGCAAAGCCCTTGGCAGTTTTTATTCTTTCTATTTCTCTAGCCTGTATAGCTGTCGCTTGCTTGTTGCCAGCTTTTGTTTCTATAGCTATTAAATATCCTTGATGGCAGACTATAAAGTCTGGAATAGCCGACTTACCATAACCAGATCCTACGGGCATACAATACCACGCCCCGACTTCAGCAAGTATATCTTTTACTTGCTTCTTAATAATCCCTTCGGGTGTCACTACTCTTCTCCGGTCATGTCGATTAGGTTGTACGGCGTTGGAACTCCCACTGGCTCTTCATGTATTATGACTGTTGCTGGAGAATCTCCGTGATGAATGATCTCCATATTTCCCACATTTTGTATAAGAGTATTTCCTTTTCCTCCCATGTCCATAATAGTATAGCCCCCTGCTGTTTGTTCTATTACTTGCATAGGTTGCCCAGGTGTTAAGATAAGTGACGCTGCCATAGATAGTGTGGGCATTAACAACATTAAAAATAATATGGTTTTCATAGTTCTCTCCTAGTGTAATGTTTTAGGGGTTTCCAAAAAGTCACGTATCTCTTTAGCTAATACATTCCTTTCACTTCTTTTACAGCTTTCAATTAAGTTTTCAAGGGCATGTATTGTAGCGTTTTTATATAGAGAGTCGATAACATGCATGAAGTAGTCTCCGTTTGGTTCGTCATTTGGTACACTAAGTCCTATACCTAATTCATTCTCTACTATCCTTACTAGTACATATACCCCATCATCTTTATCTTCATCTTCTTCGAGTTCTTCTACCCAGTCTAACTGCTCAGCGTCTACCATTGTAATACTCCTGTTGCGTTTAAAATCCACATTAAATTAGTTATTATTAAACCCATTGTGGCAAACCGCACTGTCCTAACCAATGCATACATTCTAGCTGCCGCCGCGTCTAACATTAGAGGCATACTTTCATTAACCTGCTCATCAAACTTATGTTCTTGATATGCGTCCCAAGATGTTAATAGGTCTATTATTATATCTGCCGTTGGTATGTTTATATTATCTCTTATCGTTTTCATTTTATTATCTCTGATGTTTTATTATGTTTGCTTCCCATAAGGGAGTTTCTTTTTTACACTCATCACATATTTTTAAATTCAATCCATAATACTGCCTAAACTTTGTGCACTTGTGCGGCGGGTAAAACCAACCTTTAATCTTTTCAATCATCCCTTTGTACCTCAGCTAGTTTAGCTATGTAATGTGCCGCCTTCCCTGCATCTTGAGAGTGATCTTTCTTACCGTCTCTCATTGAATACTTAATTATGTTACCTTTAAGAAAACCTACAAACTCTTCATAAGTTAGTATAGACTCCATTACTGTCCAAGGTTGTATTGCCATATCTTTATAGTGGTTACCACCAACTTGCATATCGTCTACATTGCTTTGTTTTGGTTTCCACACAGGTTTTATATATTCTTCGTTTGCCATATAATCCTCATATTGTTTAGGGTAGCTCCATAGGTTTATCGGGGGGAATATAAAGTCAGCCCATTTCATTTTTTATAAAATCTAAGACTTATCCCGTAAGTTTTTCGTTCTGCGTCATACCTTTCTTTAATACCATTATGTATCTCTATACCAGCTGCATCTGCAAACTCTCGCAACGCCCACATAACTGTATGTAACTCACGTTGTTTAAACCCTTGTAACCCTAGAGTTGTACGATTGTCTTCACTGTTTTCTGGCGCTTTACTTTTTTCCAATGCTTCAGCATACGCCTCTCTAAAGGTAGCTGGACTAGGGTCTGCATATGCTTTTCTCACAGCTTCTTCTTTTTTGTATAGCTCTACTACTTCTTCGTATTCTTCCTTGGCTAATAGCATCTTAAGCACGTCTAGCCTTGTTTGCTCAGATAAAGTAACGAATTTTGGAAACGCTTTAACGTATGCATTTTCTTCTTCACTCATCGCTCCCTACTCCTCTCCACTATTTCACTTTTCAAAGCTCTTTCTTTTTCGTATAGCTTATGTATAGCTTTTTTCTTTATGTTGAGTTGATCCATTAAATACATAGCTATTATTGTTTCACTACGTATTTGTGTTTCCAATTCTTCTAGCTCTGGGTTAATTGGTTGTGTTGCTAGTATAAATTCTTCTTCAGTACGAGGGGC